AAGAAGCTCTAAAACAATTTAAAAAGAGAGTAAGAAAAAATGTAAATAAACTATTTAATTCACAGTTAAATATATCTCTTGGAAAGACTTATGTTTTTGAGATAGTTGAGACTGGTAAAGGTGATAATAAGAAACGAAAGCACGAATTAGTAACTGACCCTGAAGTAATTAGAGATGTTTTAGATAATGGTGATGGAGTATTAGATGATAGCTATTATTATATAACTACTAAAGACCCAGAGAATAAAGCTATTGATAGTATGATGGATAGAGCCTTTGGTAAGACACAACAAAGTGTAGATGTTACAAGCAAAGGAGAAAGTCTTAATAAAGTCTTAGTACAATTTATAGATGGAAAAGAAAAAGACACAACTGAAAACGATTAAGATACCCATAGAATATAAGCCTTTATTTGATGATAATTGGCGAGAAGCAGCAGTATATGGTGGGCGATTCTCTTTAAAATCTCATACAGTAGCTAGGTTCTTACTTATAAGAGCTAGGGAGAAGAAGACTAGAGTAGCTTGTTTCCGAGAGTTCCAAAATAGTATAGCTGAAAGTAGCCATCAACTATTAAAAGAATTGATATTAAAGTATGAGCTTAATGAGTTTGAAGTAACTAATATATCAATCATTAATAAGTTAAACGGATCAGACTTCTTATTTAAAGGACTTAGAAACAATGAGCAATCAGTTAAGTCTACTGAGGGAATAGATATAGCTTGGGTTGAAGAAGCTCAGACAGTATCAGAACAAAGTATTGAAGTATTAACCCCAACAGTTCGTAAACCTGGTAGTAAGATTATATATACATACAATCGTTTACTAGAAAATGACCCAGTCCACGTTAGACTGGTTATAGATGGTAGGCCAGACACGCTCATTATCAATACAAACTACGATATAGCTATCAAGTATAAGATGATGCCTGATGTTATCTTAAAGGAAATTGAAGACGATAAGGTTAATAGAAAGGCTTTATATGCTCATAAGTGGATGGGTGAACCTAATAGCTTAGAGTTAAAGATATATAAAGACTGGAAGCAAATTGAAGACGTACCACACGAAGCTAGACTTGAAGCTAGATGGTTAGACTTCGGTTATAGTATTGATGAGAGTGCTATCGGTAGTCTTTATTATCATAATAATGGCTGGATATTCAAAGAAGACCTGTATCGTAAGGAGATGAGCAATAGACAATTAGCTAACTTCTTAAATGCTTTAGATAAACCCCAGACATTGATAATCGCTGATAGTGCCGAGCCTAAGAGTATTGCTGAATTACAAGCCTATGGCCTAAATGTAACTGGATGTAAGAAAGGTAAGGATTCAGTATCTAATGGGATTCAACTAGTTCAAGACCAGCCTATATCAGTTACTAAAGGAAGTCTTAACATCTGGAAAGAGTATATGAATTACTTTTGGCTAGTAGATAACAAAGGAGTAATTATTAACAAAGAAGACCCAGCTTGTGCTAATCATCATATGGCTGGTATTAGATACGTTTTAGCTAACTTCGGCAGACTTAAACAGGAAGTAAGTCACTGGGATAGAATTTGGGAAGATGAATTAAACCCTCTTAAACAACAAGAAATAAGACAACAAACTAACTTAGGAGTATAACAATAAAAATATATGGGCGACTACGATTTTAAAAAAGAAGATATGATAAACGCTAGGGAGGCGTTTATTCCTATTATCGGAAAGAAAAGAGTAATTAAAGACGATAAGGTTGTATCTAGTATAGTTGGTAAGCCTATTAAGGTTAATGACCCCAGACTTATCAATCTAATCGTTAAATGGAAGAAAGCCGAGAGTAAGACTGATGGAGACACTAGCACTAGCGATTATCTTCAAGACCCTGTTAAGTTACAAGAATTAAAAGAAGCATTATGAATATAAATGAACTTGTTAAATCACCTGAGTTTAGAAAGTCTTTGGAAATAGATTTTGGTAAAGAATTTACAATATCTGCTAGTAATATTGATGAAGTTATAATAACAGCTAGAGGTATGAAAATTAATAGTTTAGAAATTAAACCTTGGCATATGGGAGTATTAGTTTGTAGTTATGCCTCACATTTACCTTTATCTAAAGAACGAGCTGATATTATAGCTAAAGGTGAAATAGATAAATACTTAGGAGTTAATATAACAACATTATATGGAGAAGAAAAAACCAGTTAAACCAGACAACTATAAAATAACTATTACTTCATTAGGTGATAAATGGACTAAAGAAGGTAAGACTATTAAGTCTACCCTTGATAAGTTTGATTTAACTTGGGAACAGATCAAAGGTAATGGTGAACTAACTATATCTAAAGGAAAGAAGAAACATACTCAATTAATGTCGGCAGTAAAGATAAGACGGATATTCTCTAATAAGATAGTTAAAGGTATGTGGGTTAAGAATTTAAGAATACTACTAGGATAATTTGTTAATATAGGTAGCCTTACGACACAACTTGCTAGTGTAAGGTCTAGCAGGAGTCATAGGGCTTTTTTTGTTAATAAAATACAATTATGGAAACAATTTTCGATTTTATAACCGAATCTGAAGAAAAGTATGCTCAACCTGTTGAACTGACTGAGGGTTGGAATTGGAATATGAAAGAACATTTAAAGCGTTCTTTTTTATATCTTAATAGCCAATTTGAAGGTGACAATGAGAATAGACACCTAAGACCCAACAAGAACATAGTATTACCTATTTTAAACATTGAGTTTAGGACAGAGGGCTTTGATGTAAAGGATATTGAGCTTTATGTCGACAACAAGGATGATTACTATAAATCAATGCTTATTAAGAAGTTTCACGATAAATGGGCGTTAAAGAATGAGATGGACACCTTTATTGATGAAATGACTGAGAGTTATTGTACTTATGGCGGTGTATTAGTAAGAAAGACTAATAAAGCTAGACCTGATGTAGTTGACCTTAGAAGTTTAGCCTTTTGTAGTCAAAACAACATACTCAACAATCCATTCGCTATTAAGCACGAGATGAGCTTTAGTGAGCTTAGAAGTGAAGCTAAGGCTAGAGGTTGGGGTGGTGAAGGTTCTGACATTGACATTGACTCATTAATTGAATTGATTAAAAAGAGTGAAGCTACTAAAGCTGATATATATGAAGTACACGGCCAACTACCAGAAGTCTGGGTTGATGATGGCTTAGTAGAAAAGAGTGACCCAGCTGAAGAAGAAGACGTTGGACAAGTTCAGATAGTAGCTTTCTATAAGGATGATAAGAACCAGAAGACTGGTGTTACCTTATTTAAGAAAGAAATGCCTAAGCTACCATTTAAAATGTTAAAGCGGGATGATATTTATAACAGAGCTTTAGGCCGAGGTGGAGTAGAGGAACTATTTGAAAGCCAGGCTTGGACTAACTGGAATGAAATTAAGATTACTGAAATGCTAGATAGTGCGTCTAAGACTATCTTTATGTCTGATGACCCTACCTTTAAGAGCCGAAACAACTTAAACAATGTCGGTAATAACGAAGTATTAAGCTTACAAGAAGGTAAACAGATTGGTCAGATTGATACATTCCCTCGTAACTTAGGAGTATTTAATGATAGCGTAGAGAGATTCTTTCAACACGCACAGCTAATTGGTAGTGCTTCTGATCCATTACTAGGAGAAACACCTAGCTCTGGAACACCATTTAAACTATTTGAAGCTCAACAGGTTGAAGGCCACGGGATGCACAAATACAGACAAGGTAAGTTAGCAGTCTTTATGGATGAATTATATCGGGATTGGATTCTACCTTATCTTACTAGAGAGATTGTTAAAGAACAGAACTTTATGGCTGAACTATCAGCTGATGAAATGCAGACAGTAGTAGATATTATAATGACTAAGAAGTCTAACGACTTTAAGAAACGAATGATACTCGGTATGCAAGATGTAAACGAGGAACTTGTTAATGATTACAAGGAAGTAGTTAAAGCTGATGTCTTAAAGAAAGGTAATAAACGATTCTTTCAGATATTTAAAGAAGAAATGAAAGACGTACCAATAGCAGTAATGACTAATATCGCTGGTAAGCAGAAGAACTTAGCACTATTAACTGATAAGCTAGTAAATGTATTACGACAATATATTGCTACCCCACAGCTTAGACAAGACCCAGAGATGACTAAGCTCTTAAATACTATATTAGAGAGTTCAGGGTTATCTCCTATTACTTTCGGTCCAGCACCAGCTCAAGAACCCGCACAGGCACAACCACAGCAAGGTGGCGGGTCAACTCAACCAATAGAAGCCTTAGCTAACCAACAACAATAATATGATAAGTTTAGACACATATTGTGAACACCATAATCTAAGTGGAACTGAGACTATAACTGTCAGTGTAACCAACATTGATGATATATTTAGACATTTAAAAAGATTAGGAATTGAGGAAATTAAAGTAAATGAAGACCAAATGGCTTTAATTTCTGATTTGGTTGCAGCAAATTTTAGTTCTGATGATGTAGTTGAGCATTTAGAAGCCTTAGAACTAGAAAAAGATGAAAAAGCTAGAATAATAATTGAAGCATTTAAAAAAAGTGAAGATGCTTTCTTAAAAGGTAAAGTAAATAGCTTTATGGGGGTAAAATTAATATGAAAGAGATATTTGAAGAAAGACTAAAACAACTAACTACTGATGAGACAATGCTAGAGGCTTTAAAGTATGTTTTTAATAAACGGCTTGATAAGGAAAGACCAAACATTGGTGAAACTGTTGATAATAGAATACTAGGAGAGAAGTTTCGGGCTTATGAGGAAGCTAAAAGAATGTTACTAAGAATCTTAGTAGATATTGATTCATATAATGAGAACTTAACAAGGTCGGAAGATATCAATAAAGGAAAATAATTAACATAATAATTTATGAAAAAATTGGATACACTAACACATTCACACTTCCATTCTGGTTTATATTTAGAAGTTACATCAGGTACTAACGGGACAACAACTATTTCGTATAGATAATTAATTAAGACAAAACAATATGTCTAAAATCAACGAAGCTAAGATGGTTTCCTTGAACGACAAGATCTATGATGATGAAGTCGAACAGGAAGCTAAGAGGGCTACTAAGCCAAGAAAGAAATTAATAGATAAAAAACGAGGAAGTCGTCGTACCTCACGATCTAAGAAAGGAACTAAAAAATAATATGTCTAAAAAGAAAACAATCAAGAAAGATAATGGAATAAAATACGTAGCTATTTCATTTGTAGCTGTAATGGCACTAGGAATTTTACTACCTGGTCTATTACTTGCTTATAATGTAGGTCAAACAGTAAATGTAACTGGTGATTACATCTACAACGAAGCAGAAGCTCAAGAAGCACCAGATGTTACTTTTGGCGCTCAAGCTGGAACTGACTTAACAGTAGATAACCTAACTTATGGTCCATCAAGATATAAAGCATTAACCTTCAAAGAGGGAGCTACTTCAACCCCAGGTGGATTGTTTGAAATCCCTAACTATGGTCCTGATAAGATTTGTACTAATGTTGAAGTAGATATTTCTACTGCTCAATCTACTGGTGGAATATTAGGAACTGGCTTTCCGTTAGCATTTTCAGTATCAACATCAACTATTGGTACATTAAACGCTACTGCTAGTTTGATTGCTACTACTACTGTTGCTACTACTACTGCTGGTTTACTTGATAATGTTGCTAATACTGGAACTTATGCTACTGGTGGAACAGATGGTGGAAGAAGTTTTATATGGGAACAAGGAGATAGTATAATTGGTCAGTATGACACTACTGGTGACGCTACAACTACTGCTTACGGAATCGCTGGTGGTGTATACGTAACTTGTCACGAACGATAATTAAATAAATAAACTTGGCAGTGGCTTAACTGCCTTAACAAATTACCTATGACTGAAGATAACAAGGAGTACATCGCTCCTAATAATGATGAAGGTGACGAACAGCAACCTGAGGCTGACAGCGAGTCTGAAGATTCAACCGATGAATTAGCGAAAGCTAAGGAAGTCGCAGACAATTATAAGATTCGAGCTGAACGAGCTGAGAAAGAAAATAAAGAGTTTAAAGCTAAGTCAGCAAAAGCGGAGACTGAAACTCCTAAAAAAGAAGCAAAATCAGATGAATCAGATTATAAAGCTAAGATAGATAGACTTACCTTGAAAACTGAAGGTATTACTAATCCTGATGATGTTAAAATCGTTATGGATGAAGCTACAAGATTAGACCTCCCTATTGAAGAAGTATTAGGAATGGAACATATCGGTTCTAAACTTAAAGAGGCTAAGACACAGAGAGAAGCTGAAGCTGGTATGCCTGATAGTAGTGGAAAATCTAGTGGAGGTCATAAAACTTCTGTTGAATATTGGGTCAATAAGAAAGACAAAAACGGAGATTATATGAGTCCTCCTGGAAACGACTTAGAGTTCAATAACAAAATTATTGACGCTAGAATGAAACAACAAACACAAGGCAATAAGTTCTCAGACACAATGTACTAATCTGATGGTCGCCATCTGGTTTCTAATAAATCAGATAAACTAAACTAAATGGCTATCGCAACAACTACTAACACATATAATAAGCACGATTATGTTAGTAAATTAAGAGCAAGAATCAATCTTCCAACTGTATGGAGTGATGTCTTGAAAGTTACTTACAGTGATGTTCGGACTATTGTAAACGGCTACTGGTCAACTGAACCAGATACCTCTGCTAATACTCGAGCAACTGCTTACACTTACTCTGACTATGAAACAGCACAAGACACATTGACTATTAATCAGTCAAGAATCTTACCTGTATTTATTGACGAGGCTGACCGAGCTCAGCAAGATTATGTAAGTATGATGGGTATTGCTGATTATCAAGGTAAGAAAGTTAGTGAGTATCTTGAAACAGTAACATTGGCTGCAGCAATTAGTGGTACAGACTTTGGTGCTACTGATCTAGCAAATTCTGGTGCTGATGATACTACTAAGATTACTGTATCAGCATCTAACATTGATGACCTTATTCGAGCAGTTAAACGAAAGATTTACGAGAATAATGGTGTTGACTTTGCTACTGAACGAGGAATCTTTATTGTTTGGCGAGCTGAAGACTTTGAATTACTTGAAGCCTTTACTCAAGCTAACGGATTTACTGAAGCGGATATTGCTTTAAAGAACGGAATCCCTGTTCAAAAAGCTTTCCGATATATGGGTGTTGACCATTACTTATCAACTTCTCATACCGCTAATCACTTATTCGCTGGTATTAAACGAACAATGGAATTAGGTATTTTACGAAGTACCTTTGGTAGGGTTAAGAATATCGAAGACCCTTCACAGACTTCTGGACTTGGTATCGTAACTAGAGTAGATTGGGGATTCAATTTACCTGCTTACAACTTAGAGTTCATTATCGACATAAATGTAAATTAAGCCCTTTACATTAATATCAATTAATAATTAAATATTATTCCTATTGGGTAATCACTTCAGACCGATTTACCCAATATGGTCTGGAAATAATATATGAAAGACTGCATAAAACTTAAGTGCCACAAGTGCTGTGACAAGATATTTCTACCTTATCCAGAACAAGACCTAGATATAATTAGGTGGATAGAATTACACGGAATAGAAGTTGTTGATAACAGTCACGGTAGATTTATAAAAATACCTCTTAAATGTTCAAAGCTAAGACACGGAAAATGTACTATCTATGATAATAGACCTGAGATGTGTAAAGTCTTTGATTGCGAAAACTTTAAAGAATTTTTTAACTAAAATATATGAAACTATACGAGCCAATATCTCAAGAGAGTATCTTTGATGAGATAAATGAGATATGTAATACAACAGCCCAGACCTATACCAATAAAAAGAAAGTAGCTCGTGTAAACGAAGCTTTAGATAAGTATTGGTTTATTGCTTCTGAGTCAGCGCCACAAGGTACTTTTGATGATACTGGTAACTCTGCTGGTCCAGTTGAAACACCTGACCTAGTAGCTGGTACTAACGCTTACAAGTTAGGCTCGTTGACTAACAATGTTTTGCAAATTACTAAAGTCTCAGTCTTAGACGCTGATGGTGAAGAACAAGATTTAGTCTATGAGGACTTTGACGATATTAGAGATTTTAAAGAAACTTACTCAACAGATAGTGAAGATAGAGGAGACCCAGTTCGCTGGACTAAGTTTGGTGACTTTATTTATCTAAGCCCTTGTCCTAACTATGCAGAGACAGATGGATTAAGACTTTATGTTAGTAGAGAATTAGTTAAATTTGACTATACTAGTTTTACTACAACTTTTGCTACTGATTTATTTACTACAACTGCAGTACACGGACTATCAGCTGATGATGGTCTTGTTTTTGTAACTGATACTACTATCCCTGGCGGATTAACTGCTGATACAGTTGTCTACTATGTAATAGCTTCTGGCCTAACGACTGATGACTTTAAAGTCTCTACTGTTATAGGAGGTTCAACAATTACATTATCAAGTGATGGTACTGGTAATCATAAATTCGTTAAAGTTACTGGTGAGCCTGGTATTCCAGTTATTCACCACGACTATCTAGCTCAATACGCTTCTTATAAGTATATGGATGCTAAACACCCTAAGTTTGCTAAGACTAGAGAACTAATAGCTATCTATGAACGTGAGATACAAGATTACTGGCAGTCAGCTGTTAGAGTAGGTAAAACAATAATTGAAACATCTTCAAGAATATATAAATAAACTATGGCAATTAAACCACTTACAATAGAAAGCTCCACGACAGGGCGTTGCACCAAGTCCACATACAGGGTTTGGTAATATGCAGAATATTGATATTTTTAGTGTACCTGGAATTGTTAGACTTAATAACATACTAGAAAAGAAATCTGGAACAACTGTTGACGATCAAATTAAATGGATAGTTAAGAATCCTGCTAGTCCAGCTAACCTTTATGCTTTAGATGGTAAAGGTGTTGTTTATACTTCTGCTAATAGTGGTACTACTTGGTCTGAGTTATCTGACAGAGAAGGAGTTGGACAAGGTTTAGCTGTCTGGAAAGATTATTTATTAGTAGCCGAGGGTGATTATATTGACGCTTATGGCCCTTTAAGCAGTAGTCCTGCTTGGACTAATGATTGGCAACAATTAGGAGAGAATGACAACCTATTTGAACCAATGTTAGTTAGTAAACTAGATGATAAATTATATATCGGTAATGGTCGCTATATTGATAGTATTGCCGAGGTTGTTGACCAAGACTTTGACCCTGATACTGGTGCAACATTTACTTATACTCAGAAAGCTCTTACCTTACCAGAAGATTATCGGGTTAAGTGTTTAGCTGAACAAGGTAATAACTTAATGATTGGTACTTGGCAGGGAACTAATATATATGATAATAAGATTGCTGATATATTCCCTTGGGATGCTTCAACAGAAGCCTATGGCCAACCAATACAAATGAATGAGAATGGTGTCAACGCTATGATTAATGTTGGCGGTAATTTATATATCTTAGCTGGAATTGATGGAAAGGTTTATAAATCAAATGGTGTTCAGGCTTGGCCTATTGGTCAAATTCCTATTAGTGTAGCTGATATTCGTGGTGGTAAATACTTAGAACCTTACCCAGGGTCAATAATGCACTTTAAAGGTAAGTTATACTTTGGAGTAAGTTCACAATCAACTGATGGAATGGGTATTTATTCCTTAATGGAAACCTCTAGTGGGAATATCTTGAATATGGAACACGCTATATCTACTGGAACGACTGGCGGAACTAATCCTTTGATAATTGGTGCTTTGTTAGGTATTACTAGAGATATATTTGTTTGTGGTTGGAGAGATAATGCTACTTATGGGATTGATAGAAAAAGTACAACCTCTTTTGCTTATGGAACTGATTATAGTGGTTACTTTGAAAGTCCTCTTTATCAAGTAGGAAGTTATCTTAGTCCACGACAATTTACTGAATTAGAGTTTAAGCTAGTCAAAGAACTAGTGACTACTGAGGGTGTTAGAATTAAATGGCGAATTAACTTAACTGATGACTGGACTACTTTAGGAACTTACACCATAACTGAAATTGGATCGGGTAAGACTTCTTTTAGAACACAAGATATTAATATACCAAAGACAGAACAGCTACAAGTAAGAGTTGAATATAAAGGAACAACAACAACAACCCCTGAGTTAAAACAAATAACCTTAATGTAATGCAAATTGGCGATACAATTTTTGTTAATTATATTCCAACAGTAGGTATTCAGATAACCGATAATGAAGGAAATGAAATAGCAACAATATCAGGTAATGTCGCACCAAACCTTGTACCAGAGAATAACGAAACAGTTAATGAGGTACGAGCTAATAGGGGTGTAATTGGTGGTTGGACTTTAACCAACGATAAGATAATTGGAAATGGTGTTGATATTAATAGTAATGGTTCTATTCAAGCTGGTAATGGAGATAATATTGTGAGGATGGACTCACAAGACGCTACTTATAGATTGTGGGTTGGTAATGCTGTTGGTTCTAACGCTCCTTTCAGCGTTTCTAAAGATGGTATTTTAGTATCTACTTCAGGAGTTATTGGTGGCTGGATTATTGGTGATACTTTTATTGCTGATAATGCAACTGCTACTTTAGCAAATGTTTTAATAGATAACGCAAATACTTTAATCCGTCTTGGTGTTAGTGCTGGAAATAATATTATTTTAGATGGAGCTAATCAGAGAATTAGAAGTAGCAATTATCAAACAGGAGTTAGTGGATTTACAATAGAACCTGATTTAGTTGAAGCCCAGAATATTAGAGCTAGAGGAGTACTACAGAGTGCAACTTTTCAAAAAGATAATATATCAGCTATTGGTGGACAACTGATGGTAGCTAATGCAGATGCTTTAGACGCTGATATGACTGCCTTAGACGCTTCTACTTTGACAATTAAAGGTAATACTACTTTCGCTGTAAATGATATTATAAGAATAAAAGATTCTACTGATGATGAATGGTTTAGAGTAACAGTTATTACTTCAGCACCAGTTTATACAGTAACTAGAGATTTAGCAGGTGATTATACTGCTGACAATAACCCAGTGTGGAAAGCTGGACAGGCAGTAGTTAAACAAGGTGAATCAGATGGTGCTTCTGCTTATAGTGGTGGTTGGTTACAATTATTAGGTGAAGGTACTAATAGCCCTTATTACAGTGTATTTCAGCGTACTGGTGTAGATTATGATGGTATTGCAGAAGTTGTACGTATTGGTAATCTTAATGGGTTTTTAGACTACTCTAGTGATGAATTTGGTATTGGAATGGGTAATTCTACTAGTTATGTAAAGATTGACCCGACTAATGGTGTTAGAATGAAAGGAAATTTACAGCTATCTGGTGTATTAAATCTATCATCTACTACTTATGATGATTTACCATATCCAACAGAAAGTGATTTAAACAATCCACCAACTGCTAATGAATATGGAGTTGGTGTAATATTAGACCACGAGACAGAGTTTAGTTCTGTTTCAGTAAATCCAAGTGTTTCTTTTACAGTTAATAGTGGAAGTAATAAAGCATTATTAGTTTTTGTTGCTCATAGTGGAGGTAGTGCTATTACTGGTATTACTTATAATGGAGATGCTTTGACTATAATAGATAATCAATATCAAATAGGTGTTGGTGTAAGAATGGCAACTGCTATTCTATTCAGTCCAGATACAGGAACTCACGATTTAGTTGTTACTGGTTCAAATGGCACTAATGTTAAGTTAATACAGGCATTTGATTTAAGTGGAGTATATAATAATGGAACTCCAAGTTATACTTCTGCTTCTGCAAACGCTGATAGTGCTTATTCAATAGCTGTATCAACAACTGTTAATGATTGGGTTATTGCTGGTCTTGCTGGTCGGAATGGTAATGGTAGTGTATCAAATACAACAGCCTCAACTGGAACAGTCGTTGATAATACATTAACAGTTGGTGCTGGATTGGGAACTGTTAGAAATACGGCAACTGGTGCATCAACATCAGTAATTGGTACAACAAATGATTATTGGATAGGAACTTCAGTTAAATTAGAGGCTTATAGATTTCAAAATCCAGCTAATGCTTATACTTCAAATGATACCTATGCAACAGTTGATGCAGATAATGGAGTTTTATCAGTAGCTATTTCAAAAGATGGAGGTTCTACTTGGACAACCGCTAAAGACAAAACTTATACTGGAACAGAGAGTTCACAGGCTTATGGTGGTGAAACAGAATTATGGGGTAGCACTTTTAGAACTACTGAATTAGAAAATCCAAATTTCTATATTAGACTTTCAACTCCTTACTGTTCTCACTATTATAAGACGATAGGAATGTCTTTTTCTGAAGCTAAAGTAGCAACTGGTATTAAGATTGATGTTGAAGCAAAGTTTGTTACAGATACAATCTCAATAGATAGTATAAAGGCAAGTATATATTCAGAAACAAGTGATATACCAGTTCAAACTGGTTCAGCTATCTATGTATCAGATGGAAGAAAAAACGCAGAAGGTGCTGGTGCTGGAACTGGCGTACAAGTCTTTTTTGATAGTACAGGTGATTGGATGGCAGTTGATACTGGAACTATAATAACTAAATAATACAAATATATGGAAATTACAATTTCAAAACAACAAGAAGCCTATTTAAAAAAGAAATATGGTAATGCTCAGTCTATTGTCCAACAGGTTTTTAATAATTGGTTTTCTTCAACAGTTAATGTTGAATATGATAAGAAAGTTAAAATATCAACTGATGATAAATTAGATAAAATAACTAAACTAAAATAATATGGCTAACAATCCTTGGTTCGGTATCCCAGCTAGTGTAAGTGGTGGTATGACATCAACAGCACAAGCAAGTGCATATCAGGCTTCTAATCCTAGCGGAACTACTAATTATTATAATACTGCTGCTGACGCTCAAGCTGCTGGTTTAAACGTATCTCAAGCCCAGCAGGCTAGTTTAGCTTCTGGTGCGACTGCACAGGCTTCTGTTAACGCTAATAACGCTGCTGGTTATGCTAAAGCTCTATCTGGTGGTACTGGTATGACACAAGAACATATTGATAGACTATTAGCCAGTAATAAGTGGATTGACCCTGCTACTGGAGTACAATCTCCAGCTGGTATCGGTATGCCTGAACCAGTTGCTGGTACTCCTCCACCTGGTGCTGTTGCAATTGCAGACCCAACAGAATTAACAGGTTTAAAAGAAACTGATATTTGGCGAGACCCTAATTCAGATAGAATTTATAAACTAGGTGCTGGTTCTAAAGCTACTTTATTTAATCCTACTACTGGACAAAAAGAAGTAGTGACAGTTGGTTCAGCTAACGCTAATAGGTTGTTAGCTTCTGGTTATTCTTTAGGAGATGGCGGAACTGGTGATGATATTATTGACTCAAGTACACTAAATCCAGACACAAGTATCAATATAGGAGATGGAAGTACAGGTGATAATGGTTCTTTAGCTGACCAGGCTTTAGCTAGTATTCAAGCAGATGCAGAACAAGCCGCTAAAATGTTTGAAGCACCTGAAACTAAAGAATCAACAGAATTAGATGCACTTATGGCATCACTTGACCCTGAAAGTTTAACTGGTAGAGGTGACGCTCAATTAGCTGCCGAAGAAGCAAGACAAATAGAACAACAAAATATAGCGATTGCTGATAAGGTTGGAGATATTAATAAAAAGGTAGCTGAGATTAATGCTTTAACTGCTTCTTATGAACAAGCTAATCTAGTAGAAGAAGGTAGACCTCAAACATTATCAAGACTACAAGGAGCTAAAGGCCGTAACTATAAAATGTTCTTGGCACAAAAGAATAGCCTTACTGCCGAAGCTGGTTATATGCAAGCTGAATTACTTGGTATGCAAGGTAAAAGAGACGCTGCACAAGAAGCTGCTAATAGAGCGGTTGAATTAGAATATATGGATAGAGAGTCTGCTTACAATGCAAAGCTAGCTCAAATTAGTATTTTAGAAAAACAAGTAAGCAAACAAGAATCTTCTTACCTTACTGGATTACAATATGTTTTAAATCAACAAGCTGAAGATGTAGCTGAAAAGAAAAACTGGATGCAGACTGCTGTTAGTAATGGAATTTATGACTCTAAAGTATTAAATCAAATTAAGAACTCTAGTAGTTTTGCTGAAGCTATGGAACTTATCGGAACTAATATACCTCAAGTATTTACTGGTGGAGGTGGTGGAAATGTTATTGCTCCTCAAACACAAGTACCAACCTTTGAAGAATTTATTGCTCAAAAAGAGGCTGAGACATTCCAAAGTATAGGTGGTGATGAAAGAGATAGATTAAGAGGAGAATATGACCAAGCAGTTTCTCAAACACAGTCATCTAGTTATAACCAATTATCACCAATAGCTAAATCTGTTTGGGATGGAACTCTAACTTTGCAAGATTTGACTCCTACACAAAAAGCTGAGATTGGACCAGAATTAAATCAAGCTGGATGGACAAAAGTTGTAGCTAATGAACAAAAAGCAGATTTCTCTACCACTAAAACAGGTATAGATGATGTTTTATCTAAATGGAATAGTGTACCTGATAGATATAAAGGAGTTGTGCAAGGTAGAGTTTCTAACTTCTTTAAAGCTGGAGAATGGAATGAAGATATTGCAGAGTTTAATGCTTCAAAGGGAATTGTAGGTATGCAACTTACTAGATTATTTGAAAAAGGAAGAATATCTGATGCTGATAGAGAATTTTATATGAACTTAATGCCTAATTTAAGAATGAATACGGAAGCTGCAAATGCTGGTGCAAAGGTACTCAAAGAAAGATTAGATACTAAATTACAAGCTAATATAGGTGAAGTAAATGAATTTATTGTAGGAAGTGAAAGTAGTAGTATGACGGATGAAGAAGCCTATAAAATATACTTACAAACAAAAAATCAATAATATGAAATTAACATTTGAACAATTTAAAGAATTAAGAAATAAAGGTTTAAGTGCTCAACAAATATCTAGTTTTGAAAAGAAAGAACAACCAGAAGAAAAGAAAGGTATTGTAGAAAGAGTTACTAGAACACTATTGCCTAAAAATGTAGAAGGTTTTGCTGAAACATTAGGCGGTGCTGCTGCTACTCTAGCTCCATCAGTTAAAGCTGCTCAACAATCTCAAGTTGGCTTAGATGATATGAACCAAAAATTAGGAGAAGCAATAGTTCTTGGCAAGAAACAAGGAAAAGATACTTCAAGAATGGAAGACCTTTATGAACAAAATACAGGTCAAAGATTAGAATTAAGAGATTTAATTGGTGAAACAGCAGATAAATCAACTAAACAAATAGCAGGTGAAGCACTATCTACTGTTGGAACAATGGCTATTGGTGCTAAAGGAGCATCTACTGTTGCTAAAAGATTAGCTTTTGGAACAGGTTTAGGCTCTACTTTTGGTGTAGCCGAGGGTATGGTTAAAGATGAAGATGCGTTTAATGTTGTTACATCTGGTATAGTTGGTGGATTAACTGGCTTAGCTGTTAGTGGTGCATTTGAAGGTGTAAGTTCTTTAGCTAGAAAAGTTGGTCCAAAGATAGGTAAACATACTTTTACAAAAGAATTACAACCACCAACAAAAGATTTAACTAAACAAGTAGATATGGGATGGCAAACTTTTGGAGAGAAAGTAAGAAGTATAAAAGATGTTAATGGTAATGGTGTCTATAAAGGAACTTATAAAACAATGAGAGCACAAGCTAAAAATCAATTAGCAAAGCAAGGTGATGAATTGATGGGTTTAGCTAAACAGTATGACCCACAAGTTAATATTGGTAAAAAACAAGTAGCAGGTAATATAATTGATACCTTACAAGATACTTTTGGTAAATTAACAAATAGTCAAAAAAAGGCTATTCAATTTGAAGTTAGTCGTATGCCTGAGAGTATGAATGTTACTGAAATGATTACAAATAAAAGAATGTATGACGGCATTATTCCTGATAGTTTTTGGTTAAAGGCTGGTGACTCTAATGTAGGTTTTGCTACACAAGTTAAGTATATTTTAAGAGATAATCTTAGAAAGATTATTAATTCTAATACAGATCCTACAATGGGAAAGATTAATAATGAATTAAGTGTTGCTATGGATGTAAAACATTTAGCTTCAGAACAAATTGCAAAAAGACTTAAACAAAAGATTTCAGGTAGTGGTGGTTTCTGGTATAAAATGATTGGTAGATTTATTGATGACTATATCTTTAATCCAGCAATTACAACTAGAGTGTCACACGGAACTCAGGGATTAGGACAGAATGTAGGTCAAACACCAATTAGGTCTGCTGCTAGAAACTTAATAACTAAAGAATTAGTTGAATGATTTTTATAATATTAGGAATAATTGTTGTTTATATAATAGTTCAAGTTATATATTTTTTATTAGAAGATTTAATTAATTGATATGCCTAACGAAGAAAAACTAGAAAAATTAAAGAAACTGCTTGAACTAACTAACGAGGGTTTAACTCGTAAAGAGTTTGTTGAGTCTTTTAAGAAGATACTGAATCAGATATTAAAGATGGAAACAAAATTAATTAAAAAGATTGACTTTAAAACACAAGAAGAAAAGCTAAGGTTAGAAGAATTACATAAAGAATTTAATAGTGTTATTGATAATGCTAAAAAAGAAAGTGATAGTTCTCTTGGTGGTTTTAAGCGTAGAACAATGGAGGCAATTAATTCATTATTTACAAAGAATGAGGTTAATAAAAAATTAAAAGAACAGGTTAAGTTAGCAGATGATAAAATAATCCAAGCAGACAATAAAATTGCTGAAGCAAATGATAAAATAATTGAGTTAACAAATAGAATAAATTTAATTAAAGATGGAGAGCCTGGAACAAATGGAAAGAATCCTGATATAAAAGATGTAATAAAAGAAG